ACCATCAGTTTGGCGGGAGTGAATTCATAACCACCAATACTGATGACTGTATCTTTACTTGCATATTTTTTCATAGCCGCTTCGGCTTCATCAATCTTTTTGTTTACGTCTTTAATTTCTTCTGACATTTTATTTTCCTATTTGATATTGTGAATCTACCATTTGTTGCCATTTTGTTTCATTAGCACCACTCAATCTACGTTGTGCCCTTTGATTATCAACCACTGGTTTTTCATATTGTTTGGCCATTAATAATGCATTTATATCCGGTACAATTGCATTTTTATATGCATCAAAACCTGGAACATAATTCATTGAACCTAATACTAGAGCTTGTGTTGCAACTTGTGCTTCTAGTGACTTTGCCTCTTTTGCCTCTTTTGCAATTTCTTTTTGAACTTTTGCAACCGCATCTTTCATTTTTTGTTGGTCACCTTTTGCACCAGAATCCATTTTCTTTTCTACTGTATTAGCAACCTTTTGTTCGGTTTTATTCTGTTCTTGTTTTTGTTCTTGTTGTGCGGCTACCTGTGTTTGTGTTGGCGTAGCAGGTTGTGCAGCCTGTTGAACCGTATTTTGTGTAACAGGTTGTGCGTTGATAACAGAAACTGGAGAAGCAGGAGAAACTGAAGTTGCCGATGTAGTAGATGTTGATGCAGGTGGTGTTATTGCATTATTCACATTTGTATCTGCCACAAGTTGAACAGTACCGGTGTTACTAGTAGAACTGGTTGAAGATGATGCAGTTGTGGTTGTTTGTGTTGCCGTAGTTGTTGATGTGGAAACACTTTGTTGTTGTAACACTTGTTGTGTCGCATAGGCCGTTGAATAGTTTGGACATTGACGATCATACAAACCATTCAATGAGCATTGTTGATTAAAATATGCTTGAGCATATCCTGGACAACCAGAGTTATATAATGAATTAATTGAACATTGTTGGTTGAAATATGCTTGTGCATAACCAGGACAATCAGACATATACAATGGGTTCAAAGAACATTGTTGGTCATGGTATGCTTGAGCGTAACCAGGACAACCTCTATCATATAGAGGATTGGCAGAACATTGTTGGTCATAATACGCCTGTGCATACCCTGGACAATCTCTGTTGTATAGTGGGTTTATAGAACATTGTTGGTTGAAATATGCTTGTGCATAACCAGGACAATCACTTGCAAAAAGTGGATTAACAGAACATTGTTGATCGTGGTATGCTTGCGTATAACCAGGACAATCAGGCATGAACAAAGGATTGATTGAACATTGTTGATCATGATATGCTTGAGCATATCCTGCACAAGATGGTGATGAAAGTGGATTCACCAAACACATATCAAAAGATCCATCGGTACCCCAAGAAACTGGATTGGTTGTTGGAATATTAAATCCTTGGCCATAATAATACTGGAAATATTCACCTTTACTTAAATCACCTGTCATGCCAGCAGTAACAGTATGTCCTGCGCTAACAAATGCACTACCATAACGAACACTCATTCCACCAGATGAATTGATATTTACTTCAAAACTACTAGAGTTATTGGTTCCAAATTCTTTAGTTCCATACCAACCATATGTGGCAGAGTTTGAATTCTTTAACACCCATGTTGATTGACCTGTTGTATCAATTAAATCTGTCCATAATGGTGCAATCATGTAATTATATGTTGTATTTCTTTGTGAGGCTAAATTAGCTAAGTTTTGTCCACCACAACAACCAGCACCTGGAATATTGCCGTTGGTAAAACTTACAATACCATTAGAATACATCCAAGAATTATTGAATGTTTGTCCCCAAAAAGGAAAACTAAAACCTAATGGTACATTAGCCGAACTATCATCACCTAAGTATAATTGTTGAGCACCAGCAGCATTAGCAATATTCTGTAAAGGCAACGCAGCTGAACCTGTGGCCACGTTAACAGTTAATCCTGTTTGACCAATAGGAATAGCCACGATTGCTCCGGTTCCATTATTAACCGAAGTCAATTGATAACTTCCATTGAAAGTTACTTGTGCGTGTGTCAATCCTGCAAACAATATTGCAGAGATTATTGCCGCAAAGAATTTCATTTAGTTTCTTCTTTTACTTTTGTTGGAATTTTATCTGGGTTTTCTTCCCAATATGCCTTGGCATCCACACCAATTTTACCATCAACCGGACATGGTGTGCCCGCACTCATCATGGCATCAAAAACTCTACGATCTTGGCAAAGAGTTGCGACAGCGGCAACTTTCATGCCCATATCATATAAGTTTTTGGCAAGTTTAATTCTTTCGCAATTCATATCTCTGGTTGTGGAACCAAAAGACATGCCGAAGATTTGTGTTTGGACTGCGCCAGATGCACCAACAACGCACAGGTCATTGTTGATGGATGTAATTGCGGGTGCGATTGCCGATGGAGGTGGAGTGTGTACCGTAGTTTCGGTTTTTGAATAAGTGGTACTGGTGCTGTTACTGTTAGAAGTCGAATCAGTTACAATGGTTTGTGCCATTGTTGATGTAGCCATGACAAAAAGCACCAATGCGGTGATCTTTTTGAGCATTTTTATTTACCTTTGGTATATTTGACAGGGATTCAATTTTGTTGTATAATAACGATATAAGTATTTATACCTAGACAAAAAAGGAAAATCATGGAAATTCGTATTTTAAAGTTGGTGACTGGTGAAGAAATTATTGGGGAATTGGTAAGTGACGGTGGCAAAATTACCATTAAAAATCCTGTCAGAGTTGCCGTTATGCGTGGACAAGATGGATCCCCTAATGTAGGTTTTGCACCATTCCCGTCCTATACAGAAGAAGTCAAAGATGCAACAATTGACTTTAGACTGGAACATGTTGTATACTGTTATGTTCCTGCCGAAGATTTCCGTAAAAACTACGAGCAAATGTTTGGCCTCGGTCTGATTCTACCTACTGAAAAGAAAATTATTACAGGATAATGACAAAAAACTTTTACACTAATGTTCAATCTATTGGCGGCAAAATTCTTTATCGTGGTGTTCGTGGCGGTAAAAAAGTAAAAGCCAAGATTGACTACGAACCGAAGTTGTATCTACCTGCCACAAAAGTTGCAACACACAAATCCCTAGATGGTTTACCTCTTGTAGAAAAGAAGTTTGATTCTATCTATGACGCAAGAGATTATATCAAAAAGTTCCAAGATGTTTCTGGTGCACCGAAAATCTATGGCCAAACTCGTTATGAATATGCATTTATTGCCGAGCAACATGCAGACATGGTTGATTGGGACCAAGACAAAATTGATGTTGCAATTATTGACATTGAGGTTGGTTCTGAAAATGGTTTCCCTGATCCGTATCTAGCCAACGAACCTATTACTGCCATTGCATGGAAAACCCTTGGTGGTCACATGTATGTTTGGGGTTGTGGTGATTTTGACAATTCAGAACCAGAAAAAGTTACGTATGTCAAATGCAAAGATGAATGGTCACTTTGTAAATCTTTCATAACTGTATGGTCCACTAAAACACCTGACGTATTGACTGGTTGGAATACCAAGTTCTTTGATGTACCATATCTTGTCAACCGTCTACGCAAAATTCTTGGTGAAGATGAAGCCAAGAAACTTTCGCCTTGGAACTTTATCTCTGAACGCAAGACAGTCATCAATGGCCGTCCAATGACGGCTTACGGTTTCTTGGGTGTTGAACAACTTGATTACATTGAACTATACAAATGGTATGCGCCGGGTGGTAAGTCACAGGAATCATATCGTTTGGATAATATCGCCAATGTGGAACTCGGCGAAGGTAAGATTTCATACGATGATTATGATAATTTACATGACCTTTACAAACGAAACTACCAATTGTTTATTGAGTATAACATCAAAGATGCTTTGTTGATTGAACGATTGGAAGATAAACTAAAGTTGATTGAGTTGGGTTTAACTCTTGCATACGATACCAAGTGCAACTATGAAGATATCTTTGCACAAACTCGTATGTGGGATTCAATGACATATTCCTATCTGTTCAATCAAGGCATCATTGTTCCACCAAGAGAAGTGCAAGACAAAGATTCAGCCTTTGAAGGTGCATATGTCAAAGAACCACAAGTCGGCAAACATGATTGGGTGGCCTCGTTTGACTTGAACAGTCTGTATCCACACTTGATGATGCAGTATAATATTTCACCAGAAACTTTGATTGAACCACAAAACTATACACAGGAAATGCGTGAGATTCTTTCGCAAGGTGTTTCTGTTGAAAAGATGTTGAAGAAAGGTGTTGATACATCCAACCTGGAAGGTGCAACATTAACTCCAAACGGACAATTCTTCCGTACCGACATTCAAGGTTTCTTGCCTAAGATGTTGGAAGATATGTATGAAGATCGTAAGAAATTCAAAAAGATGATGTTGCAAGCACAACAGGAAAAAGAAAA